CGCTTACATATCCCAGCTTTTCCATAAACTTTACCATTTCTTCAAAGAGGCCATTGGTGGCCGCAGGGGAGGAAACTAAATCAGCAGAGGCGATGCTCTGGGGTCGAATGTAATCCTTGCCATTTATCGTCTCGGACTCATTCACAAAGGCTAGGGAAACGCCAAACTGGTCGGGGGCTTCCGATGCCATCTCTTTAATCAATCCGTAGTGGGGCGAGTTGCGGAGCAAGCGGAGGTCTGCAACAAGTCTATCCCCTTCGATTCGGGGGTTTCTGGCAAAGCCCACAACTGCGTCCAATCCGCTTCCGTGGTTCATCTTCACCTTCACACCATTCTTTGCCTTACCCATAAGATTTAGGGCGGTCTGCAAACTAACTTTATCCACGAAAAGATCGTGTCCTTTTGCTTCACCAACCTCTAAAATTGAAACTCCCCCTAGCTCGGTTTCCTCTAGTTCCTCATCCCTATAAGTAGAATAGGCAACCGCCGCCCTTTGTTGTTCGTCTGGAAAGTCGCTGATAGCTTGCTCGTCTCCCATAAAGCGGGATACAAAGTCTTGTTCTGATTCGTCTGCGGAAGGTAGGGGTAAAGGCATAAATGCCTAGATTATGTCAAAGAAGGTCGCCGTCTGCCTTGCGGTAGGAGTCTTTGACCTCACCCCCACCAGCCATCTTGAGAAACTTGTTCACCCTTGCCATCGCCCAAGCGTTCCTTGAATTTGGCTTTCCCCCGGTAATCGTTGGCCTAAAGCTAGTCGAGAACGCACCCGCCCCCCTGCGGAACACTTTCTTCAATGCTCCAAGAGTAGGGGCTTTCCTTGAGGGGTGCTTGTCTTTGAACTCGGCAATCTTGTTCTTCAATGCCTCCTCGTTCTCCGCTGAAATCTCAATGTCACCAGCTTTGCTCCTAGTGGATGCCGTGCCTTCGGGGTTCTCCTTTGAGCCTTTGATTCGTTCCTTTGGAGGGGCAGGGGTTTGGCTTACTGGTCTGGCTAGTTCTTCTTTCTTATCTGTAATCGGCCCGCCCACAATCCAAGCGTCACAAGTCCTTTTGGCCGCACACTTAAAGTCAAAAATCTCGCAGTAACCAAGATCGCCACCAATAGCCACCTCGTTTGCATCCTCTCCGATGCCCTTCTTAATGCACCCTAGAACTTTGCTTCTCTGATCGAAGGCCGCACAATTACCACAAAGCATCTTCTTGGCCGTGACTATATCGCCTTGGAACTCGTCTGCTTTGGCTTTCCAGTAATCCTCGTTTGGCTCGTTCGGATTGGCTGGCCCGTAGTTCGCATCATCAACCGCTGTCTGCCTATTGGCTAGGTTGGTTTTAATGTCTTGGGTTGCGATTGGGCAAGATGGTTCGGCCAGTTCTTCAGAATCCTCAATGGTAAAACCAAAGGTGTCTGTTAATCTTTCCTTAAATGAATTGGTTTCGTATGACATTTTAGTATTCCTCGATCTCAATGGTTGTGGACTTAACATCCTTATTCCTTCCAACCATCTCAATCTTCGGTTTGCCTATTACACGCAACCTTGACTTGTATGGCAAGACAAATTCGTTCTCTGAATCCGAGAATTTCCGAAGGCTTTTGCTTTTAGATAGTTTAAGATAAAGATGTCCGTGAACAGAACCAGCAGTAAAGTTTTGTGCTGTGCCTTCATCTGTCGTGAAGGATGTAAGTGTTCGATCTAAACTAATTCCGCTTTTCAATTTACCCACAAAATTATCTGCTTCTTCTTGAGTCTTGAATGATAGCCCTCTCCACATTGGGCTTGTCTGCTTGTGCGGGGCTTGCATCTTCATAGTCTTAAGAAGAGTTTGGGATGCCTTGGTCTCTGGCTTGGGGTTTAGTTTTATGTATTCACTTCCCTTAAAATCTCTCTTAACTTGGAAGGCGGCAACATCATTATCAGTTGCCTTTTGCCATTCCTTAAAGGAAAGATTTTCACCTTTCATTTTCAATTCTCCAACTTGCCAAACAGCATCTGGGTTTGCCTTAAGCTGACTGTTTCTATACTGATTCCAGTCTCTTGCATCAGCCGCACCATTAAAAATCTTTCCTCCCTTGCTTGGAATTGGAGCTTTTCCAGCTTTTTGTCTTTCGCTTAATTGATATTTTGGAATAACAATGTTTCCATTTTTATCGTATGTATGCCCATCGGAAGAGGCTTTTGGTTTCAATGGTTCTTTGGATTCCTTGGGCTGTTTTGTTTCTGAACCCTTATCTTGCGGTGTTGGCCTTTTGTAATCGCTCGGAATCTTTCCTCCGGGTCGAGTTGGCGTATAGCCTCCCTTGAGTGGGGGTCTGCCATATCCTACGGCACACTTGTTGTCTGGCCCGAAAGTACCGCCATCATCTTGCCCACAATCCCTACCAGCAACGAACTCTGTTTTCTTGTCCCTTGTTTCCATCTGCCCAACAACTTTCCTTGCCCAAGCATAGCCAGCATCGCCACCCCATCCATTCCACGCTTGCCAGCCCTTGCCCTGCTCGTCCCAAGTTGCACCCTTCTTGTCCACTTCGTGCCTATCGAAAAAGGCTTTCATTCTGCGAACTGTGTCGGGAGACATCTTCACCCCATTTTGTAAATCCCTAGCTCTGGCTATGCCTACTGGGGTCATTCCCCTTTGGCTGGATGGTTTGCCTTCCCGCACATCCAAGGCTCTTTTAGCGGCATCTCTAGCCCCTTGTGGTGGGGTAAAATCAATCCCATCGTATTTTGCCAACTCAATCCCGCCCATCATCCCCTCAATCAGCATCTTAATAGATGCTGGGTCTAGGCTTTCCAGAATCTCTAAATTACTTTTTTTTTGAGAAGTGCCAGCGGGGGCGGGCGAGGGCGTTGTAGGTTCTGGGGCTGGGGGCGTTGAGCCTCCCGAAGAATCCCCTTCTTGGTCTTTTGCGATTTGCTGTTTCTCTTCCTTGGTGGTCGGGATGGTTGTTCCGATATTGACCCCAGCGATGATTGCCCTTGCTTGGTCTGGGCTGATGGTTGGGAAGGCGGCGGTGATGATAGAGACTGCACCTTCCTTGGAAACCGCACCCATAGCCACGGCATTGATAACATTGATAAGGGATGCGACTTGTGCTCCATTGAGCGAAGCACCACCAAGCATATCCTCGTCCGAGGGTTGTCCAGCGGGTGTCTTCTCGCCTTCGGTTGGGGTTGCTTGTGCTTGTTGTGAGTCTCTGGTCAATCCCTCTGCGGCGATGTCGGAAATCGTGTCGGCTGAAACTTCGTATTCCCCAGCCAAATCCTTAACTAGCTTGGCCTCAATAGCCCTTTGTCGCATAGCACTTTCAAAGTCTTGGCCTCGCTCGGCGTAGATGTCGGCGGCGGTGCGAAGCCCAGTCTTGAACTCGGAGATAGCAGAGGCAGATTCCCGCCCTAAATCAATCGAGACATTCGCCCCGAAGTTGAAAATGCCCCTAGTCGTTCTGCTCCCAACATTGTTCTCGATCAATCCCCTTGCAACTCCATCAGCAATAACGATGTTCTTAATGGGGCGAAGAACTTTATCGTCTAGGAGCTTCTGGTATCTGCGGAAGGTGCGTCCGGCTTGTTGCATCTCAAGTCTTGCTGTCGGGCCACTCATAGCGGAAGGGTCAACGGCGAAGCTGTAAGGGATGCCAACGCCCAAGCAAATGTTGCGGAGTAGAATCTTGTGGAACTCGGCGAATGCACCAGAGGGACGGCTCGGCCCATCTGGGAACACAATGTCTTCACCCGGTTCTAGGTAGGAGATTTTGCCAGACTCAATCGCCTCTAGCTTAATTACGCTTCCGTTAATGTCTTGGTCGTTTGTGAGCGAGGAGAGATCGGAAGCATTGTTGTTGTTCCGCTTTATGATCGCACTCTGGCTAGAAGCAACTTTAGCCGACATCTTCTCGAAGCCTACGATTTCGTGGATATCCGTTGCGTCATTGATTGCGGTGTGAAAAGCGGAGATTCCTCTGTACTGGTCAATGCGGAGTGGGTCGAATAAATGAAAGCCTTGGCTTGCGGGAATCGTTACTTGGTAGGTGTACATATCGCCGATGCTTCGGCTATAAATGTCGTAAGCCGTGGGCGAGCCAGTCTTTTGATCGATATGGATTCCACCAATTAACTCGGAGCTAGTATAGACTTTGAATGGGTCGCCAAGTCTATCTCCCTCAA